CCGCCCCATAAGTCCCAGGCTACACGCCCCGGACTGGGGAACCCTTCCTCACCAGCGTTGAAGCCTTCCGCCTTCTTGTCTACTTCATGCCGTGAAAAGAAAGAATACATCCGCAGTATCGTGTCTTCGGAAAGTTTCTCACCGTTTACGATTTGGTTTGCTCGCGCAAGCCCTACCCGCGTCCCGCCATCGAAACCTTCCGCCTTCCAATCGAGCGCACGCTGTGCCGCTGTCCGCATTGCTTCAGTTGGGCGGACCTTCATCTCGTACGATCGCACTGCTGCACCATCAAAGCCGCCGGTGCTTTGTACGGGGATTGCCGTTGGGTGTAGCTGCCCTTCATCTTCAGGCACGGCTTCAAGCCCGGCTATACGCTTGGCTTCAGCCCGATCAATGATGCCCGCCTTGTACAGTTTCTCGGCTCTTACCGCTTCTGCTTGCATATCATCTGCAAGCGCCCTGACGGTTTCAAGGTCGTACATTACATAATCACCCTGCTGAGTTTCCGGGTATTCCGGCAGCAGGTCAGCGGTAATGGCATCGGCCAAAGTACGGAGCAAAGGCACCATGCCATCTTCCCATGCCGCTTGCTGGGCTCTTTCATAATTACTGTAGGTAGAGCGCTCTAGCCCCGAACCAAGGCCTAAGACCATAGGGTTGATGCCAAGGGCTGAACAGATACGCTCCTCCGGTACACGTCTCACGGAATCCAAAGCAAGCTCGGAAGGTGTAAGGCTAACCCTATCCATCTTGTAGGCACCGGTCATAACCACGATACCGCCTGAACCGTCCCCGGTAAGGTCTTCGTGTAGTTGGCGCTTGACCTGCCGAGCATCGTCCATGCTCATGTCTACGGTTGTCTCTTTGGCATCAGGCCCGACAATCAATGAAGGCATAGCGCCGTTTGCCAAGAGTCCGTATGCGGTAGTGGATGCGGTGTTATCGGTTGCAATCTCCCGCAGGACAGCGGTAAGCGGCGCTCTACCAATGCGGATGTCGCTAGGGTCACGCCCGTACCGGATGTGGATGATGTCGGATACCGGGATGTCAAAGGAGCGGCCATCCGTGGTGTAGATGTAGTGCGTTAGCGGGTTTACGCCGTTGCCTACCGGGCGTACCATATCCTGCGGTAGAAACTGCAAAGCGGTCACGGTGCCACGGGTGGAAGAGCGAATCTTTCGGAGGTACGTGTTGCCGAATAGTTTGTAATCTTGGATGACCCAACCCCAGAACAAAGACCCCATAATCATCGGATCAGGTTGAGCCATGAGCTGAATAACCGGGTGGTCTTCTACAGGCTCTGCCTGTTGGCAGTCTATCGGTCGGTAGTACCTTGGCGTGGCCTGTGGGTAGTTCCTGACGTACCAGTCAATGGCACTAGCAACAACCCCATTCAGCCCTAAGTCACCGGCAACTCTAGCCCAGTCCTTGGTGCTTCCAGGGAGCGCCCGGCGTAGCAAAGTTTGCAGCTGACCAGAGCCATAGCCGGTTAGGTAGATGTCTCTAGACTGAGACAACGGCAGCGGGAGTGCCTGTGTCGGGTTGGCTGCGGCTTTACGGCCTAAGAAGCGGTCAAAGATACCCATGCTCCCAGTATCCCACAAAAAGAAAAAGCCCCCTTGCGGGGGCCTGTGGCGGTTCCTATCGTCTAGTCTCTGGTGATGTACTGAGTGTCTACATCAAGTCCGAGTGCATGGTACTTAGCGATGATGGCTTTCGATTCTTCGTTGAGTCCACCAGCAACGTTGGACTGAAAGCCTACACTGCTTGTGTAGATGTAGCGGCGGTAGCTGTTGCGGCCATACTGAGCATAACCATCGAATACCGAGTTGATGTCTGCGGCATCGATGCCGGCCTTCTTAAGGTCTGTCTTGCGTGTGCTTGAAACCTTGATAACGTAAAAGTCGAAGTAATTTTCCATTGTTCTATCTCCCTGCTTGATGTCAATAATATACACCGCCCGTGTATATCTCGCAAGGGTATAGGGATATATATTTTAGACGGCTCCCCAAGAACGCTTAGATCCGCACACCTGCCAAGCATACGCCAGTGCATCAACCACGTCATCATGCCGCCCAACGGGAAAGGATAGCAGCTCATCCTCAAAGTAAGCCGGTAGGCCTTGGCAGTGCATAACCTGTGTTTGCTCGTACCGGGCTTCCAGAGGGGCAAAGCGGGTTACTTTGTCACGGTCTGGGCGTATCCCCCGGATCGGTAACTTAGTGCGGCGTAGAAGCTCCTGCACGACAGCGGCTTGATATTGCACCTGCTCGATGCCGATCATGCTAGGTTTCCACTTATCGGCCATGGCTTCGATGAATCGCAGAACAGCTGCAAAGTCTGAGCGGGTGCGGTTGATGTCTCTAACGTAGATCGTCCCATCGTCACCACGGGAGACAACAGCAACCCCGGTGTAGTCGGCTTCACTCTTAGTGCTGATTGCAAGGTCAACCCCGATGTAGGTAGGCAACCCTTCAGGGCAATCACCGTACCGTAGCCACTCGCGCTTGATTCTTGCTCCCGCCGCATCGACGAACTCCGCTAAGTACTCCTGACGGAAAGCAATGCTCGGCAAAGACTCACCCGCCTTGTCTACCTCCTCCGGATCTATCCAAGGGTTAGCCGTGGTTGGCATCTGCCAGCTCATCCAGTCGGCATCCGTAGCGGCTTGGTTGTAGAGCGTCCTAAAGTAATTGCTACCTTTAGGCGTGCTCAGGAAGAAAGCATCTCCCCGGTAGTCGGTAAGCGTTGGGCGTATGGCTTCCGTCCAGGCTTGTTCTAGATGCCTTGCCATTGCGGCCTCATCAATGATGACCCGTTTGTACTTACGGCCACGGGCAACGGTTGAAGGATCATCAAGCGTCCAGTAATCGATGGCTGCCCCGGTTATAAGCTCGATGCGCGGTGCGGGGCTTTGTACCGCCCTGCGGATAACCGGTGCATAGATGCGCTTATGATCGGCGTATGCCTCTTCTAGGAGCCTGTAGGTAGGAGCAAACCACGCGCAGGGTAAGCCGTCAATCAGTACCGGGTCACTGAGCAAGTTACCGCCGAGTGTGGTTTTTCCAAAGCGTCTCCCGCAGGCAAGGACGTTGTACCGCTTGGCTTCCCGCAGTATGACCTGCTGGGCTTCATGCGGCCTTGGTAAGACCAAACGTATATCTGGCATTATGGTTTGTCTGCATACTCCACGATCACCTTTACCGGTGAACCGTCTGCGCCGGTCTGCTCTACCCGGCTAGACCAGTCGGCCTTGTGCTTGCGCTCCAGCCACCACGCTGCCGCTTGCCAAGTAGTTTTTGTGGCATCTTGGATGACTGCAAGGTTGCGGAGTTCGGCTTCACCTTCCGCTTTTTGTACAGCGTCCGAAAAAGCCGAGTGGTCACGTAGCCAGTTGGCGAATGTATCTTGACTGATATTGCCAGCAGCACAGGAAGCCCTGCGGGTGTTACCACCTCGCAGAGCGTCCAAGATGCGGTTTACGTTTTGTTCGGTGTACTTTGTGGGTCTACCGTTTTGAGGTTCATTCATCTAGATTCTTCCTGATTTCCGCGCTGGTAGCCCAGAGCATAGCAGCCCGCAGTTTATCCTTACTCATACCCTGAGCCTTAGCCCGTTTCTTTACATCGTTATACAGCCAGCGTGTATAGAGTTCGTTGTATAGGGCCAAGCATCCAGCCCCCACCAAAGCACCAATAGCAAAAGGTATCATTTGGTTTCTTCCCATATCGGCTCCCCGGTCACTGGGTTGTACTTACCGATCATCCAGTCTTCGGCGAACAGGTCACTAGCGGTAAGCCAGATGACCGAGTTGTTTTCTTTTACCTCTGTACCCTCTGCAACGCTGAACACGTCCCAAAGTTCACTGAACCGGAAGTGTAGCCCTTCAGGCCACAAGGCCCGGCGTATGGGCTTCTCTGCCAGCAAGGCATCAAGTGCCTGGTTGTATTTCATCTTATTACCATCCAGTCGTTAGCCATTACATCAGCACCTCTAAAGTAAGCAGGGCCTGCATGATGCCGGTTGCCTGCACCGTCAAGCTTGTACATCACCATCTGCCCGTGGCTAATGGCATAGTGGATTCTTGCGCCATCCCGGCAAACGTACTTGCCATCCCGCATATGCACCAATGCACCAGAGAAAGCGATACGAGCGGTGTAGTGTGCTGTAGTTGGAGCGAAAGAGGCTACCTCATCGGTACACATCTGCTGGTACCCAAGGCTTGTGGCATATGCCAGCAGCTCCGGATTCCGTACCCACTTCTCCACGCTCTGCCGCCGAACGATGTTGTCGGCTTTAGACCATGTCCCGGTAGTGGAGTAGACTTCCATCGCTTGCCGGATGCGTTCTTTCTTTTCTTCCAAACTAAATGCTAGTGCCATTACTGGTTCCTGCTTTGATTGTTTTCAGATCGCCATACCTTCAATGTGATATGCAACCTCTCATGGCACTGCTTGCAAAGTGTAATGACATCTTCAAGGTT